CACCACGGCGAAGCGTCAGCCGCACCGTGAGCGCCTCGGCGCCCTGTAGCTGACTCGCCCCACACACGACCCGTTCCAGGTGGACGGGCGCTTCACCCTGCGCCAGGCGCGCACCCCCGAAGAGTCCAGGAGGCTCAGCATGTCCACATCCAGCCAGACCCACCCGCTCACCGGCCGCAACTACCGTGACCCGATCTACGTCACCCGTGACGGTCGACCGCGGTTCATGATCGGCGGCGGCTCGCAGGATCCCAACCCTGCACCCGATCCCGCGCCGGCGGACCCGCCTACCGATCCTCCTGCGCCCACGGATCCGCCTGCAGATCCGGCGCCGGCTGACCCTCCGGCCGACCCGCCCGCTGATCCGCCCGTCGACGACGACAGCGTCTACAAGGACCCGGCCGCAGCCAAGGCTCTGGTCGAGAAGCTGCGCCGCGAGAACGGCTCGGCCCGCACGCAGGCCAAGGCTGATGCTGCCAAGGAGGCACGCGACGAGATCGTCAAGGAGTTCGGCAAGATGCTGGGCTTCGTCAAGGACGACGAGCCCGTCGATTCCGACAAGGCGATCGAGACCGCACGCGCTGCACAGCGCGACTCCGCCGCTGAGCTCGTCGTGTGGAAGGAAGCCGCCGCCCTGAAGGTGGACCCGGTCGCGATGACCGACTCCGGTGCGTTCAACCGCGCCATCAAGAACCTCGACCCCGCCAGTGACACGTTCGCGGCGGATGTGAAGGCAGCTGCCCAGGAGGCGCTGAAGAACAACCCCAAGCTCGCAGGCGGCCCGGCGTCGTCCTCGAGCAGTGTCGACCACCCAGGCGGTGGCGGCCCGAAGAGAACCGAAGCCCCCTCCATGCAGGACGCCGTCAACACGGCGCTCGGCACCTAGCGCACAAGGAGCGCACCATGCCAGTCACACTCGCCCAGGCGATGCAGAACGCCCAGACCGACTACGACGCGGCGGTGATCGACGAGTTCCGGACCAACCCGATCCTCGACCTGATCACCTTCGACGACGCGGTCAACCCCGCCGGCGGCGGCGGGACCCTGACGTACGGCTACCGCCGTCTCGTCACCGCTCCGACGGCCGAGTTCCGCGCCGTCAACTCGGAGTACGCCCCGACCGAGGTCACCACGCAGCAGTTCACCACGGACCTCAAGGTCCTCGGTGGCGCGTACCAGATCGACCGCGTCCTCGCGAAGATCGGGCCCGCAGCCTCCGCCGAGGTGGCGCTGCAGTCCTCGCAGAAGATCAAGGCCGCCAAGGCCCTCTTCGGCGATGCCGTCATCAACGGCGACTCGGCGGTCAACGCCGACTCGTTCGACGGTCTCAAGAAGGCCCTCACCGGGTCCTCGACCGAGGACACCACGACCTACGACTGGTCCGGCACGATGGACCAGGCCAAGGCGTTCTTCGTCCTGACCACGGTCGACGACCTGCTCGCGCAGCTCGACGGCGAGGCCGGTGCGCTGATCTCCAACAAGAAGGTCATCCAGCTGATCAAGGCTGCGATGCGCTTCGCCAACATGTACACCACGCGCGTGGGTCCCCGGGACACCACGATCGTGGAGTACAACGGCGCCGTGCTCGTCGACGCCGGGCTCAAGGCCGGTTCGGCGTCCGACGTCGTGCCCGTCACGGCCAAGAAGGCCCCGCTCTACGCGGTCCGCTTCGGCCTGGACGCCTTCCACGGCGTCTCCACCGTCGGCGGCAGCGTCGTGTCGGCCTACCTGCCGGACTTCTCGTCCGCCGGCGCGGTCAAGACCGGTGAGGTCGAGCTCGGTCCGGTCGGTGTCGCTCTCAAGGCGACCAAGGCGGCGGCGGTGGACACCAACATCCAGGTCCTGCCGTGACCACGCTGCGTGACGCAGCGGTCAACCCGGTGGCAGGGGACTTCCTGCCACCGGTGGCCGGGATCTCTCCGGGGATCCACGGCAACCAGGGCATCCACCCGGTCACGCCGGGTGTCGTGTCATCGGTCGAGGACACGCAGGAGGCGGCCGAGAGCAACCACATGGTGCTGTTCCAGAAGGACAGCATCATTGCGTCGCTCGACGTCACGCCTGCCACGACCACGAAGGCAGCTGCGGCGACGCAGCAGCTGGTGGCCACGGCGCACCGCACGAACGGCGACTCCACGCAGGTCGTCACGAGCGACACCGTGTGGACGACGTCGGACGCCACCAAGGCGACCGTCAACGCGGCCGGCCTCATCACCGCGGTGGCGACCGGCTCGGCGACGATCACCGGCACGTACCGCGGCAAGACCGACACCTGCGTGGTGACGGTCTCGTAGGACCCTGCCGCCCGGCCCTTCGGGGTCGGGCGGCACCACGACATTCCTCCAGGAGGAGAGCAGCATGAGCGTACGCATCACAGCCCCCGTGGCCGGCCTGAATGGCACCGGCGTTGGCGGCCTCCAGTTCGAGAACAGCGTGGCCGAGACGGACAACGCTGCGATCATCGACTACTGCATTGCGCAGGGCTACAAGGTCGAGCCGATCGACGACACCGGGAAGCCTGCCGGCCTGGACGAGCTCACGATCGTGCAGCTCGACGAGCTCGCGGCCGCCGAGGACATCGACCTCAAGGGTCACAAGTCGTCCAAGCAGAGCCGCGTCGACGCGATCGAGGCAGCCCGCAAGATCAAGGCCGAGCAGGACGCCCTCGAGCACACGTACGTCGTCACCTACAAGGACGGCGACAACGACGAGGTCAAGGTCGACTACCCCGGCGCCGATGTTGACACCGTCCGCGAGGCATTCGGGTCCGATGAGCAGTACCTCGGCGCGGAGATCATCTCCGTCGACGAGAAGCTCACCGGCGAGCCGACCGAGCAGGCCTGACCCATGGCCGCGCCGATCTACGCCGATCTCGACGACTACAAGACCTGGTCAGGTGACACCGCAGCGGACCTCCCCGATGCACTGTTCGCCCGCGCGTCTTCTGTCGTCGACGAGGTGCTGATCGGCGCGGTCTACGCCGTTGACGGCGACCAGCAGCCCACCGACACCGACGTGATCGACGCCCTCCGTGACGCGACCTGCGCCCAGGTGCAGTGGTTCGACGAGACCGGCGACACCACCGGATCCGGCGCCGGCGGGGAGCTCGGCCACATCACGTCCGCCTCGATCGGTTCGGCGTCGTACTCGATCAAGAACACCGGTGGAGGCACCGACGCCGGCGCGACCCAGACGACTCCGTCGGGCATCACCATCGCACCCACCGTGCTGTCGATTCTCAGAGCGGCTGGGCTGAAGCCGTCCGGTGTCCTGGTCTATGGCTGAGATCCCTCTGCGGCTACTGCCGCACCGTGTCACAGCCGAGCCGCACGAGGGCACCGGCGCGCACGGCGAGGTCTACGGAGCCGCAGTGAACAACGTCCGCTGCTTTGTCGACGAGGCCCGCCGCATGATCACCGGCGCAGACGGCACCGAGGTCGTCTCCGAGGCCACGCTGTACGCCCGCCTCGCCTCCGAGACCGCGTTCACCATGAAGGGCCTGGTGACGATCCCGTGGGACGGGCGCAAGCGCGAGGTCATCGCCGTACGCCGCCGCGACGACGGTGGCCTTGGCGCCTGGCAGCACCTCGAGGTCGTGCTCACATGACACGCTCCTGGAAGAACACCATCCGCGTCGAGCACGTCGGCGACGACATGCGCGGTGACGCCGCGGTCGGTCTGTTCAAGGCTGCCGAGCACGTGCTCCGCGTCTCCAACGATCACGTCCCGATCGAGGAGGCAACCCTCGAGCGTTCGGGCGCCACGTCGGTCGACGTCGCGGACCTCCGGGCCGCGATCTCCTACGACACCCCGTACGCCGTCAAGCAGCACGAGGACCTGTCGCTGAAGCACGACGCCGGCCGCACCGGGAAGTACCTCGAGAACGCGATGAACAGCGAGCGTGGGACCGTCCGTCAGATCATCGCCGACGAGATCCGGAAGGGCTGACCCGTGGCCTTCACCGACGACTTCCTCGCCGCGATCGCCATCCACCTCGACGCGTCCGGCGCCGGTGACTACAAGGCCACCGGCGCGTACACGGCCGACGAGATCGCGATCGTGTTCGGAGCATTGCCCGATTCCCCCGACTCCGTGATCGCGCTGAGCTCGTACGGCGTGGCCGACGACCCCGCGACCGACGACGACGTGATCGGCCTCCAGGTCCGCATGCGTGCAGCTGGGCGCGACGTCACCGTCGGGTCGATCGACGACGACGTGTTCGACGCCCTACACGCCCTGCACGACGTCGACCTGGCGGTCGAGGACCGCACAGTCCATGTGTCGCTGATCCTGTCCCGCTCCGCCACATCCGGCGGGGTGGACGGGAACCGGCGGCGCGAGTTCATCCGCAACTTCTACTGCACGGTGTGGCGACCCGCGTCGCACCGCCCCTGAAAGGAAATCATCATGGGCCTCTTCAAGAACACACAAGACGGACAGATCCAGACCGCTCACGGTGCCACCGCTGACTGGCTGCTGAACCAGCAGCCGGAGGGCCTGTGGGTCGAGATCGAGGTCGAGGACCCGGGCGAGCTCAAGGGCAAGGCGCTCGACGAGGCGCTCGAGGCCGCGGACCTGCCGAAGTCGGGCAACGTCGACGCCAAGCGTGCACGGCTCGCCGAGTACAACGCGCAGCAGCTCGCGCAGGAGACCGGCCCGTCGCCCGACGCACAGGAGGGCCAGCCGCCCGCCATCGAGGTTCCCAGCCAGGACCAGCAGTAGTCCACCACCGGACCCAACCATCAGGAGCTAGATCATGGTTTCAACAGTCACCACCAAGGTTCCTCTGGGACCGACCACGCTCAACCGCAAGTGGTACCTCGACGTCAACACCGGCACGCCGGGCACCCCGGTGTGGACCGGCGTCTTCGGTGTCACCGACTTCAAGCCGATCAACAACGGCGACCTGCAGGACGACTCCGACTTCGACGGCGGCGGCTACAAGTCGCAGGTGCAGACCGCCATCGAGTGGGGCATCGAGCTCAAGGTCAAGCGCGCCGTCACCACCGCGCTCGCCACGGCGTACGACCCGGGCCAGGAGGTCCTGCGGCTCGCGTCTCTCGGCTTCGGCACGGCCAACTCGGTCGACATCCGCTACTACGAGGTCACGGCCTCTGGTCCCGCTGTGGAGGCGTACCGCGGCAAGGTCGCTGTGACGTTCGAGCAGGACGGCGGCGACATGGCCGCGCTCGCGACGGCCACGATCAAGCTCGCCGGGCAGGGCGTGCGCAGCGCCATCACGCACCCCTCGGTGTAGCGCCACAGACGGCGCGGTGCGGGGGCTTCCTGGCTGGACCCC